TTGGACAAGCAAAGGAGGGATAAGAGATGTTTTACAAGATCGCAAAGACACTCAGCGTAACGGCAAGTATTATCGGAATCTTGATGATGGCTGGTGCGTGCTCAGTGAAAAGTCAGGAGCTGTTTTACTTATATGCAGCACTTGGAATCACAACACTTACTACCGGAGCATTTGCACTGGAATACTTCCGGATCCGGGAAAGCCTGGAACGGAAAAGAAAAATAAGGGAGGCGAGGGAGCATGCCAGAAGAGAAGCAGCGTAAGAGTATCCGAGTGGGAGAGATCGACAAGATGATCGAAACACTTGAATCTCTGGAAAGAGTAGACAAGACTGCAGATTACCACAAACGGATGGCAATCGCATATCTAAAGAATTTCGCAGATTGCCTGGATGATAAAGGAATAAAAACAATAAAAGTGCAAGGATAAAGGAGGACAAGCAGTGAAAACAGTAAAAGTAACACCGGATAACATTATTTCAGCAATAGATGTAAACTTTGATGATTTTCGTGATCTGCAGAAAGCAGTAGGCGGGCATTTTGAAATCGTAAGCACAAAAACCTTGTATGAGACGTTTAAAATGCCAATGATCATGCTGGTGGATGAAGACGGAATAATGAAACAGAAAGAAGTAAATCGTCTGGGAAGCTATTTCTACGATGCAGACAGGCACGGATGGCCAATCTTAGGAGACGTTGTATTTGCAATTGCAGCCGGAGAAGATATTGAAGCACCGGATGATGCGGAAGCTCTGATGGTATTCCTGAAAATGAATTTTTCGTACTTAAAAGAAGAATAAAAAACGCTTGCGAAAAGAAATATCGCAAGCGCCGCAACCATAAAGGTACACGAATAAACTAAGCACTTATAGTGTACCTTTTAGCGGCGGGAAAGTCAAGTATTTACAGGGCAACCGCCCTTTTTAATAACTTGATAAGACTATTAAAGTTATGAGGACACGCTATGAGAATCAGACGAGTGACATATGATTTGGGAAACGTAATAGAGAGGCAGGAATATCTGGACGGAAGGTATGGAGCACCGGGAGAGAAGAGAGCCAAAAAGAAGAAAGCCACACCGGATGAAGTGGAGCAGGTCAACCAGTGGACCAGAGAGAGGAAAGCACGTCACAGACTCCGGATGTATTTCAAAGTGAATGATTACTTTTTCACACTCACATATCCGAAAGAAGAACGTCCGGCGGACATGAAGCAAGCGGTAAAAGATTTTGAAGATTTTTATAAATATTGCAAGAAAGAATACCGGAAACGTGGCGAGGAACTCCGGTGGCTCCGGAATATTGAATGCACGCCGTCTGGCAACTGGCATGTTCATGTAGTTCTGAACCGAATCCAGGATACTGATCTGATCATAGCTGCAGCCTGGAAGCATGGGAAGGTTCGGAATAAGCAGTTGCTATACGAAAAAGGAGAGTTCCGGAAACTCGCCCAGTACATCACAAAAAATGAGAAAACACAGAAAAAATATGTGGAGGACGGTGTTCTGGATCACAAGATCAAAGAAGCGAGTTTTTCAAGATCCAGAAATATGCCGCTTCCGGAACCGGAGACGGATATTCTGTACCGGTGGCAAAAAGAACCGAGACCGAAAAAAGGATACTACATAGTAAAGAACACCTATTTTGAAGGAATCAACAAAGCAACCGGATTTCCATATCGGCATTATGAAATGATCCGGATAAGGAGGACGGAAGATGAAGATAGAACTGTTCACGGAAGTAAACTTCCGGGGACCAACCGCAAAAAACGGAAAGTGTATCGCTCTGGTGGAGTGCGAGACTAAGAAAGGACCGGCAGTGAAAGCACAGATCGAGACCGAACAGAACACGACCTACCACAGAATGAGCATGATCGCTATCCTTGTCGGTCTGAGAATGCTCCGACCGTGTGAAGTGACTGTCTATACGCCGGATCAGTTCCTGGTCACAACCATAAACGAAGGGAATATGGACAAATGGAAACGGGAAGAGTGGCGCAGACCACATGGAAAAGAGATCAAGAACAAAGAGCTCTGGCAGGAGCTGTCGGAGCAGATGGAAAAACATCGTGTAAGCTTAGAGTTTTCTGAGTATACGCGGTATTCCGATAGACTACAGTCTAAAATGCGGGAAAAGGAAGAAAACAATGAAATATAGGCAATGGAAAAAGAATTACAAGAAAAAGTATGGAGCAAATCCTCCGTTCGAGCTGGATAAACGAAAACAACGGCGGTATGCAAGGAAAATGGCGAGGCAGATAAATATAACATTGCCGACAATGATGGAGACGTTAACAAAAGAGATTGACGGATGGATGAAAAGCCTAAAATCAGCACTTATCACGATGTGCGAAAGTATGGCAATAACGCTTAATGATATAGCAGGACATTTAAGAGAAGAAAGTGAGGAAAAAATAAAATGACAACCAGTGGAATAACGAATATCAATGCGAAATTGATCCATCAGCATCCGGATAACCCACGAAAAGACCTGGGCGATTTATCAGAGCTGAGTGAGTCGATAAAGAAGAAAGGAATTATGCAGAATCTTACGGTCATTCCGGGATACTGGGATGAAAACCGGGCGCACCACGATGAAGGATACACGCTGATCATCGGGCACCGCCGGTTCGCTGCCGGAAAAATGGCAGGCGTAACTGTGTATCCGTGCCGGATCGTAGAGGACATGAGCTACAAAGACCAGGTAGGAACCATGCTGGAAGAGAATATGCAGCGCATCGACCTGACACCATTGGAACAGGCGGAAGGCTTCCAGATGATGTTAGATCTTGGAGATGGACTGCGGAAAATGCTGCAGTCTGTCGGATACCGGATGGAAATTAAATTCATTCAGGCGGAAAAAGAAAATGCCGGCCACGTACAGGTGAGGGCAGTCCCGATCACAGACTACTCTTCTGAACATGAATACTCTAGCGACAGCGATATTGATTTTAAAGTCGATATTTGTAGAAACGGAGTCAACCATCTGATATGTCTCGGAAAAGGCGAATTAAAAGACCGTACGGTAATTCATTTATATGTGGATTCTTCCGGGAACATTGGCCAGACGCAATACTACAAAGGAGTAGACGAGGTAGAAGCAGTGTACGATAGTTCCGGGGCAGAACGAGATGATCTGTTAAAAGGTGGAAAAGATAAACTGTACGAACTGATGAACAAGACCGAGTACGATATGACAATGGAAAAAATTGAAGGAAATGTCGATATTGGCGATATCGTTGGCGGAAGAGACTATATTACCGGTGTGATCATGAAAAAACCAATCGGAAGAAAAATCTGGAAGTTTTCCGGAGGGAAAGAAAAAATAGAGTATAAATTGGAAGGAGAGTCATAAATGGACATCATTACAGGCTACACAGGTGCAGCGCATGTCACGGCAGAGCAGGACAGAGATATCAATATCGGTATTTTTGGAAAAGGCTCTTGCGTCTTGCGGACCGGACAGCAGCTTAATGCGGTGGTTATCTCAAACAATGAGATCCGGATCACGGACGGAGTACTTATCCATCAGGGCTGTGCTGCATCGATCAAAAAGAATACGACAAATTCTGTCACGATCGCGAACGGCTCACAAGGAATGAAGCGTATTGACCTTATCGTGGCAAGATACACCAAGAGTACCAGCTCAAAGGTTGAGGCGATAGAGATTAAGGTGATTCAAGGCACACCGAGCGAAAGCAATCCGGCGGTACCGTCTTATACGTCTGGAGACATTCAGGGCGGTGACCTGACGGCAGATATGCCACTGTATCAGGTTGAGATCAACGGACTTACCATTGCAGATGTCAAGAGATTGTTTACGGTCCGGAGATCCGCAGCGGAATTTGATACAGAAGCAGACAGCGTAAAAAGCACATTGTCCAATAAAGAGACGATATTTATCAATGTTTCCGCACAGGGAGCAGACTCGGATTCGTACAAAACTGCAACGCTTGACCTGAGCCAGTTAAAAGCTGGAATCACTTACGCATTTGCACTGAATGTGGTATCAACCATCAATGGTGAACAATACAGTCAGGAAGTATCTTGCAAGTTAAACGAAGTCGACATGGGACGAAACGGCAACTACTATAAATTATCCTCAACATTTTTCGGTAAATGCCAGAACAGCGATAAATTGTATGTATCTGCCTTTAAAAATGGCGGATCATGGACTGGTGTGACAATCAGAGGAATCTTTATTCCGGTAGATTAGGAGGTGGACTATGGCAGAGATTAAATATCTGGAAATCAACGCGGATGATCGCAGTATTATCGTTCCGGCAGGAGAAAACCTTTTGGGCGTTGAAAATGACAATGAGGGTGCAAGAAAGTATTTTAGATGCCCGAAAATCGTTGGGGATAACATTGATCTGACGAAATCGGACGTCTATATCAATGTGCAGAATGCATCTGGCGAAAAGTCCGGAAAAGACAGATACCCTGTCCAGAACATGACGGATTCCGGAGACAATGTAACTTTTGAGTGGGTGCTGGAAAGAAAAGTCACCTCACACAAAGGCAGTGTTCGATTTGCGGTCTGCGTAAGGGAAAAAGGCACGGAAAGAGAGTGGCATACCACTTTTGCTACTGGAAATGCATTGGAGGGAGAAGAACTCTTCGAGCCGGCAGAACTGGAAGCAAGAGGACAGGATTTTATCGGGATATTGACGTCTGATGCGAATGCGGATGCGAACAGCATTGAATCTGGGAAAAGCGCCTATGTGAATGGAAAGAAGATTAAGGGAACACTGACAAGCAAAAACGAACTGTCTGTGAACGTCACAAAGACGGAG